CTAGGGAGTTTCGAGAAAAGTTTTCTCCGTATATCGAAGAGGAGTTTCGCCGTAGGCGTGAGGGCTTTTGGTTTTATAACAAGGGTGTCCCTACATATATCACGGGTAGGCACTATATGATGCTCCAGTGGACTCGAATGGATATAGGCTATCCAGACTTTCTTGAGTTCCAAAGAAATATTTTCTTACATTTAGCAGCGTGTGAGGCGGATCCCCGATGTATCGGGCAGCTCTATACCAAGTGCAGACGTAGCGGATACACGAATATCTGCTCGTCTGTGCTGCTAGACGAGGCGACCCAAGTCAAGGACAAACTCCTTGGTATCCAGTCAAAGACTGGTAAGGACGCGCAAGAGAATATATTCATGAAGAAGGTGGTATACATGGAGTTGGCTTTTCGCGAGCCGAGTAAGAGAATCACGAAGAAAAATAAGACTACGCAGACGGGAGAGGCTCTTAATACGGTAATTAACTGGAAGAACACTACCAACAACGCATACGACGGAGAGAAACTTCACATATTGTATCTCGATGAGGCGGGCAAGTGGGAGAGGCCAACGGATATTCGTGATGCTTGGAGGATTCAGCGAACGTGTCTTATTGTGGGGCGTAAGATTGTGGGAAAGGCTATGGTGGGTTCTACCGTGAACCCCATGGATAAAGGCGGAAAGGAATACAAGGACCTTTGGTCTGATTCAAACCCCACTGACAGAAACGCAAATGGAAGGACTCGAAGCGGTCTATATCGCTTATTCATACCTGCTTATGACGCTTTGGAAGGTTTCTTTGATAAGCATGGATTTGCAGTCACTGAAGATCCTAGTGAAGTTTTGCCTGGTATTGATGGTGATAGCATTCATCAGGGATCAAAGACGTACCTGAAGAATGAAAGAAACAGTTATAAGCACGATGCATCTGAGTTGAATGAGATAACCAGGCAGTTTCCCTTTACTGAAGATGAGGCTTTTAGGGATAGCATTGATGGCAGCCTGTTTAACATAGGTAAGATCTACGAGCAGATTCAGTACAACGAAGAGCTTTACCCCGATCCAGTAGTCGTAGGAAACTTTCACTGGAAAGACGGACAGAAGGACACAGAGGTTTTTTTCAAGCCAGATCCAAACGGCAGATTCCGTGTGGCATGGATGCCTCCTGACGACTTGAGAAACAAAAAGCTTTTCGAGAGAAACAAGCGTATTGCGCCAAATGCAGAGCTGGGGGTCGGCGGGGTTGACTCTTACGACCTTGATGCCACCGTCGATGGGCGGGGGTCTAAGGGAGCGCTACATCTGTACAACAAGTTTCACATGGAGTATCCATCGAACATGTTTGTGCTGGAGTATGCGTCCCGTCCACCTTTGGCTAAGATCTTCTACGAAGACGTCTTGATGGCTGCGGTTTTTTATGGGTACCCTATCTTAATCGAGAACAATAAGTACGGTATCGCAAGATACTTTGAATCAAGAGGTTACGATGGCTACCTAATGGATAGACCTAAGCATTTGATGTCTGCAAATTCTGGCATAAAAACAAAGACCAAAGGCATCCCGTCAAACTCTCAGGATGTTATTCAGTCTCATGCTCAGGCAATTGAAGCATACATACACGATCATGTTGGCTTGCATTACGAAACCGCTATGATGGGTAAGATGTATTTCAATAGAACGCTTGAGGACTGGATAGGATTTAAGATAACGGACAGAACCAAGTTTGACCTTACGATTAGTTCGGGGTTGGCGTTGCTTGGTGCTCAGAAGGTTAAGGCCAAAAAAGTGCAGTCAAACTTTATAGATAAGAAGTTTTTCAGGCGCTACAAGCTGTGATATGTAAAAACTGTTGATTTACTATATTTGCAAAAAGCATAATACCCAACATGTATAACGAAAGCGGAACCAGGACTGGAACGAGCTTTCCCAATCCCTTGGCTTCGCCCGAAGAAAAAGCGTCAAAGGGTTATGGGTTGCAGTATGCAAAAGCTATAGAGGCCCAGTGGGGTAGTGTTGCCGACAGACACTCTGTATTCAGGAGAAGACATGAGATTTTCGATAAGAATCGCAAGTATGCTAACGGTACACAGGACACGACGATCTACAAAAAGCTTCTTACGGGTCTTGACAACAATGCTTCTGATGGCACTTTGTTGAACCTTGATTTTACCCCTGTTCCAATACTCCCCAAGTTTGTTCGGATTGTAGCAAACAATGTGCTTTCTAAAAGTCCCTATCCAAACGTTGAGGCGATAGACCCGTTGTCTTCTTCGGAGAAGGATAAGAAGAAGAAGAGGTTAGAGGCAGAGGTAAGAGCAAAGAAGCAGCTTGAGATCCTCAAAGAAGAGTCTGGTCTCATTATCAAGAAAGATCCTTCTGAGATCCCTGATACTCTGGAAGAGGCTGAGATTTTTATGGGGACAAATATCAAGACGGATGCAGAGGTTGCTGCTCAGCTTGGTATAAACCTGACGCTAAACTGGTCAGACTTTTTTGACTCTACGTTTAGAAGATGCGTAAACGATGTGGCTATCTGCGGTATGGCTGTAGTCAAAAGGCACAACGACCCCAACTATGGTATTGCTACCGAGTATGTGGACCCATCTAACTTTGTTCACAGCTTTACGGACGACCCTTCATTCAAGGATTTGTCTTACGCTGGTCACATCAAGAAGATTACTATACAAGAGCTGAAGAGGCTTGCGGGCGACGATCTTACTGAAGAGGACTTTGCCATGATCGCCAAGTCTGTGTCTGGCAAATACGGAAACAACAGCGCGAATCTTCACAAGAGAAGATACGATGAGATGTCTAAGAGAAACACTTACGACTACGATGAGTATCTGGTTGAGGTGTTAGACTTTGAGTATAAGTCAGTTGAGTGCATTTACTTCGAGGAAAAGGAGAATAGATTTGGCAACAGCGGATTCTATTTCAAGGGCTTTGAGTACAGAGAAAAGCCAGGCAGTGTATTTAAGCGCACTCCATACAAGATGGAGGTTGAATGCATCTACGGAGGCAGCTATGTGCTGAATACGAAGCATCTGTATGGGTACGGGAAGAAAATGAACATTCCCAAAAATGCTCATGATATATCGAAAGCCAAGCTTTCATACTCGGTGTCGGCAGCCAACTTGAGGGATATGGTTCCCAAGTCGATGGTTGACAGCTGCATCGGGTTTGCTGATATGCTTCAGATTACTCACTTGAAGCTTCAACAGGCCATAGCAAAGGCAAAGCCCGATGGCTTGATCATTGATATTGAAGGATTGGAGAATGTTCAGCTTGGTAAAGCTGGTGAGCTCCAGCCTCTGGATCTCCATGATATTTACGAGCAGACTGGTGTCTTCTACTACAGAAGTAAAAATCCAGACGGTGGTTTTCAGAACCCACCTATCCGAGAGATCGGAAACAGCATCAGAAACATCAACGAGCTCATTGGGTTGTACAACCACTACTTGCGACTTATCAGAGATACCACTGGCATCAATGAGGTAACTGACGGTTCCACACCAAAGTCCGATGCGTTGGTAGGCGTTAGAGAGCAGGCTATCCAGGCAAGCAACAACGCTACATACGACATCACTGATGCTTCTATGACTCTGTTTAAGCAGGTGTGTCAAGATGTTGTAAAGTGTCTTCAGATACTGCCAATGGAGTCAGTTCTTTTCAAGGTGTATCAAAACGCCGTTGGAGAGGCAAACATGAAAGTGCTTTCATCTTTCAGCGATCTCAAGATGTACAACTTCGGTGTCACCGTGGTGAAGGAGATGGAGCAAAAAGAAAAGGCTGAGATAGAACAGATGATTCAAATTTCTCTTGGTCAGAAAGAAATAGATCTAGAGGATGCTATGGCCATAAGAGATTTGAAGGATGTCAATCAAGCAGAGAGACTCCTTATTGTAAGGAGAAAGAAGAGAAAGGCCGAGTCCATGCAACAACAGCAGCAACTGGCTCAGCAGCAGCAGCAGATGGCGATGCAACAACAGCAAGCTTCAGCTCAGGTTGAAGCGCAGAAGTTGCAGGCGGAGGCTCAGCTAGAGGCTCAGAAGATTCAACTCAAGGCGCAGAGCGAGATACAAGTTGCTCAAGCTTTGCACGAGATGAGAAAAGAGATTGAGATCATCAAAGCACAGGCTACTCTTGGATTCAAGGAGGACGATCAGCAGTTCAGAGAAAAGCTTGAAACGTTCAAAGAGGACCGCAAGGACAAGAGGGTGACGAAGCAGGCGGTGGAGCAAAGCAAACTCATGTCTCAGAGAAAGGGAGAAAGAGGTCCTGTACAGGATGATATTCAACCCAACCTAATGATAAACAGATAATGTCTTCAGTAAATCTAGACGTAGCTCAAAAGCTAGACATCACTTGTCGTAAGGGTGATACTTTTCGTTTGCTCCTAACCTTCAAGGACTCTACTGGCACCGTGATCAATGTTGGTGATCTAGACAGCTCTACGCCTCAATATTCCTTCAGCTTTGAAGTGAGAGACTTTGCAACTGATGACGGAGATAATGCAAGACTTTCGACTAACAGCAATGCACGCAGAGAAAGGGTTAGCAATGTAACTATTCAAAATGTTGAATCTGACGGTTCAGACGGAAAGATTAGAATAGTTATTGAGGCTGAGGAGATGGCTAAGATTGAAAGTGGTGTCTATGTATACGACTTGCAAGCAAATACAGTAGTAGGTGGCTCAGTGACTAATGTACAAACATGGGTCAGAGGTTCGTTCATTGTCAATGAAGACGTGACAACAAGATTTGCGTAACTATGTCTGAAGTAACAATAACGCTTCCGCAGATACAAAGAATTTCAGCTGAGATTTCTGTTGCTGATGATGCTTCTTCGACAATCACAATGCCTGTTCTTGACGCTTCGTCTGAGGTCTCAGTTCAGATCACTGTATAAATCGTTGTGTTTATATTTGTAATATGCCACGAGTAAAGAAAAGAAAGGGCACAATGCCCAAAAAGTTTTCTGTAAAGAGCGGAGATAAGTCCGCTTCTGGTGGCTTGACGGCAAAGGGTGTCAGAAGATATCGCGCAGCCAATCCTGGCAGTAAGCTCAAGACTGCCGTTACGACCAAACCCTCTAAGCTCAAGGCTGGCAGCAAAGATGCCAAGAGAAGAAAGTCTTTTTGCGCTCGGATGAAGGGGATGAAGAAAAGACTCACAAGTGCTAAGACTGCAAGAGATCCAAACTCACGCATCAACAAGGCGCTTAGAAAGTGGAACTGCTAATGAAAACTATCAAGTACAAGAAAGGAGGTAAGCTTTCTATCTCAAACAAGAAGGTATCTATTGATCCACCAAAGGGGCATCACTGGATGCTTGAGGGTGGGAGATACTATCTTATGAAAGGAGACTACAAGCCACATCCAGGCGCAGTGCCTAAGGCAGATTTCAAGTTGGTAAATCACCCTAAGAAGTAATGTCTAAAAATTTAGCACAACAAGCTGCGATTGCTATTGCCATGAAGAAGGCTGGGAAGAAACCCAAGTCTGCTAAGAAAGGCATGAAGTTCAATCCTAAGTATACACGAGGCAGTGCTGATGTATCTAAGAGGAAAAGGCTTATGCAGCAGATTGCTGACATATACAAAAAGCACAGAGGAACCAAAGCTCAAAGAAAAAAGAAGGGGTTCCCTCCTGCTGTAGAAGCTCGACTCAAAAGACTTATGAAACAACGCGATAAAATCTAAAGACATGTATCACAAAAAAAAGAAGGGCCTTGGAATGAAAGGCATGCGCATGAAAGAAATGCCAGGTGGCGGTAAGATGCCAATGAAAATGCCAGGCGGCGGTAAAATGCACATGAAGATGCCAGGCGGCGGTAAGATGCCAATGTATATGGCTGGCGGAAAAGTTTACAAAGATGGTGGTAGCCTCATGGCAGCTCTTTTGAAAGACCCAAAGCAAAGAGCTAGAGCCAAGAAAATTATGGGTATGTAATGAAAGTCAAAAAGTTTAAGAAGGGCGGAGGCATGTCTGGTCTTGATGCTGCAGAGAAGCAGGTTTACAGAAGAGGGCTTGCTGCTTACATGAGTTCTGGCAACAGACCCAAAGTATCTCAGCACGCATGGGCAATGGCTAGAGTCAAGTCTGCATTTGGCAAAAGAGAAGCTGCCAAAATCAGAGCAGGCAAGAGTGGCAAAGGCAAAAAGAAATAATCACTATATTTGTGTCAAACATAAAATGCAATGGCAACAACAGCAAGCATAACACTTACTAGTGATATTACTGGGGATGCGACAAACCTCACCAGCACTGCTACCTTGACAAAGGCGGACTCGAATGTTACTGGTTTGGATCAGTTTACAGGAGTAACCACTCTTGTTTTTTCTGCAGCCCAGAGTGATAAAAACATCATTGCTGCTGCGGATTACGCAGACACGACTGTTGCCCACAAGGTTTACATCAGAAATGCAAACACTTCTGGGACCAAGTTTGTAACAGTTGATATTGACTCTAGTGCAAACGAGCCTTTGGGTAGACTGTACCCTGGGGATTGGTGCTTCTTCCCATATGATGGGACGTTGGATATTGACATTGACACTAGTGATGCAGGCGTCACTGTAGAGTTTGCTGTAATTTCTCAATCAGCCGCATCGTAATAAAGAACTAAAATGGCAACAACAAGAGCAACACTTACTCTAAGCGCTCCAGACTTTACTGGAGGGGCTACTTTTTCTGCTTCTACTACATTCTTGAAAGCAGGATCAAGTGTCGGCTTGACGCAGTTCACTGGCATTTCGAGAGTTGAGAAAGATTCAGCTACCGCTGATATTTCAATTGTTGCGGCTAGTGAATACGCTGACAATCAGGCTGGTAAGTTGTATTTTAAGAACACGTCTACTACTGGTGCTGATACTTACATTTTGATGGAGATCGGCACTAACGTAATTATCGGAAGGCTTTTCCCTGATGATTGGATGCTCATTCCATTTGACGGCACGGAGGACATCAAGGCTACTACCTCAGCCAATGGCATGTCTTACGAGTTTGGAGTTTTTCACGAAGGGTAAGATTTAAGACATGGCTACAATAACAGCATCACTTTCCCTAAATAGCACTGATCTTACGTCTGACGAACTTCGTTTGTCTACTGTAGCAGTGCTTACAAAAGCGGGTACATCAACTGGATTGACTGAAACGACTGGTCTCGCAAGAAAGACTACATCTGCTACGGCGACTGTTACTCTTTTCGATGGCGCTGATTACACCGACAACATGGCTGGGAAGATTTACATCAAAAACCTCAGCACTACAGCTTCAGAGTATATCACGATTATCATGAACTCAGAGGCCATTGGTCGGCTTTATGCAGGTGATTGGGCTTTTTTGCCTTACGGCGCTGATGCTGATACAAATGATTTCAAATACACTCCGAGTGTAAGCTCTGCTCTTACAGTCGAATACATGCTAATGCACGAATAATGGCTACTCTTTCAGCAAGTTTGACACTGGCAAGTGATGATGTCCTCAGCTCAAATCTCAGCCTTCTGGCTCGTGTAGATTTGAACGTAGACTCTGGGTCTTTGATTAGAGCCAAAGTAAAGGGTACGGCTGCAGACACAAATGATATGATTGTTTATCTCGCCAACGACAAGAGCGAGAGAGCATACCTGTACATCAAAAACCTTGCGCGAGAGCTTGAGGACTACATTTATCTTAGAAACGAAACCGAAAGCGATTCCGCTCTCTCTGCAAAGATTGGGGGTGGTGAGTTTGCATTCATCCCCGTTGCTGTAGACAAGACTGTCGCAGTATATGCCACAAGGGTTGACACCTTGATTGAGTACGGTGTGTTTGGAAACGACAACTCTTCAGTAATCTTCGGAGGTTCAGGAACGTAATAATTAAGACATGGCTAAACTTTCAAATACAGCTACAGCAAATCAAATGGCCTTTGGTCAGCTTGGCTCTGCTTTTGCAGATACCGCAGCAAATACCGTGAGACCTCCTGAGACATTGTCTATTGTTGCTATTCAGTTTTTGGCAGACACGAGCTTTAGCTCTCTTATTGCAAAGGATCCGAATACTTGCATCAGCACTGGTGCTACGGCAAATGATCGAGGGCACTTTCTTAGAACCGTAAACCAAGCGAACGCCACAACGAATAAGATCATTTTTGATGATACCAATGCCGCTTCAGGCGTTGCTATAGGT